CAATCCCAACTGGCTGTAAAGCATACTCGTCAGGTATTCAATCTGAGACATTAGGTTGTTGTCGACGGGCCGATTCAGCTGAACCACATGCTCCGTTCCGTCGGTGTACGCGACACCATACTTGGAACCGGATAGCTGTTCCTCGATATCTTTACGGCGTTTTTCCGCCTGTTGACGCCTCGCTTCCGTCTTGATGACGTAAGGGAGCTGAATGATGAGGTTGAGTTTCCCGGAACCGCTCTGTTCGTCGATAGCGTCCAGAATGTTGAGTTTCCGAATCAACCTCTGCATTGTGGAATTGGGTTCATTCATGACGGCATAGAAGGGATTCTCCACAATGGCTACGGTGCGCTTAGGCACCAAAACGTCTTCCTTCTTGCCCGTTTGCTCGTTGTAAACACGAACCTTGACGTGCTGCGGATACCACTCCAGAATTTTTCCGGTCCGCATTGTTTCGATTTTCCACGACCCCTCCTCGGGATCGTCATCTGTGTCAACGGGGACGATAGCAACGCAGCCTTCGTCCAACATGGACTGAACGATGTCTTGGATAAAAGCCCTTCCTGTTTGATCGAGATTTGCTTCCAGAGAAAGGCAGCTATTCAGACTGGTGTTCATAACAGAAGTAAAGCGGCCTTCATCATCCAAGCGAACATGTTGGATGGTGATAGCCGCTACGTCCAATGCGATTCGGTTGTAAACTGAAGTGATGATGGACCGCTCATTTCCTCTGCTGAAGATAGGACGGTCTGGGCGGTAATGATAGCTCGGCCCAATATCCCAGCGAGGTTTGATAATTTCATTTGCCTTAAACACATTCCAGGCGTGTTTCAATCGAGATCCTAATGACATTTCCATTTCAGTAACCATCACCTCCCTCAAGCTAACTCAGCGAGCATCTTCTTGAGAAGGTCGTCATTCTGCCGTATCAGAGAATCGAAGCTGTAGGGCGGTGGAACCGAAGAAGATGGTTTGCTTACGCTAACTCGCGGCGCTGAAATTTGACTTGCCGGAGCGGATGTGGTAGAAATGCTTTTAGCAGCTGTCTCCAAAACCTGCTTGGGCCCTGCTTTTGGTGTTGATACCTGGCTTACCGGCGTAGACGTAATTGGAGTGCTCTTGATGGCTTTCTCCAAGACCTGTTTGGGGTCCACCTTGGGTGCTGGAATCTGACTCACTGGTGTGGTGGATACGGGCGTAGTTTTAAGGATATCCTGTAAGATTTCCTTTCCGGCAGACGCCGTATTTCCAATGTCGGAGATGTTCTTGGCTCCGTACTTCTTGACGAGATAAGCCGTCAAAACTGTGCCGGCCACGATAGCCGCACCAGTTGCAACTCCAATAGCTACTTTCTTTCTGGTGCCACTGGAGGTCTTTCCAGATGCACTGTCAGATTCACCGGTGGAGTCGCCGTAGCGGGCCTTTCCAGCATCGGTCCATGTCCCATCCGGATTTTGATAACGACGAATTCCCCATTTCTGGCCTTTGATGCCATGATGGTACAAAACTGTGTCCATTTGCACCACCTCCTCAAACCTTATCAAGAACGGTTTTCTTATAGGCCACACGTCCAGAGGCCCAAACACCCTTCTTGAGCTGATCCATGTCGTAACCCGCATCAGCAAGCGCCATCATGACACCAATTTCGCCACGCTTGGCAACAAACTTGATAACCTTACCAGATGGGGTTCGGAGGTCAGAAACCTTTTGGCTCATGAGCTCGGACATTCTTTGGTTATAGGCCGTGATGGCAGCGGCACTCAGTTTACCATTTTTGTTAAAAGCTCCAGGGGTCTGTAATAGAATTCTTGCATATTGGTCAAGTTCCTTTGCAGATTTCTTCTGGACCTTTTCGGTAATCTTAGCACTGCGCTTGTCAATCCAATCATTGTCCTTCTTTTCCAAACGAGCTTTTCCCTTTTCGGTCAAAGTTCCATCCGGATTCTGGTAACGTCGCACGCCCCATCGCTGGCCTTTGATGCCGTGATGGGCTAAATACACTTGCGATGCAGGTTTACTACAATGATCCAAAACGATTCCTCCTTCCTATTCAAATGCTTCAGGATTGTGCCGATAAGCAATGTAGGCGTCCATCATAGCCGCCACAGCGTCTATCTTCTGTTCAGAACGCTTCTTCATCAGCTTACGGTTCCCGTTAGTGTCCTCAATCGTAATGCAGTTACCCATGGCGAAAGTCATCAGGTCTTCATCAAAAATAAGCATACGCTCCTCAGAAAGCTTCTTCAGCTCGCCCAAAGGAACGGACTCGGTCTTTGCGCCCTGAATAACCTTCTCGATTCCATACGGCCCATTTTCAGAAGACCAACGCTCTACAAACTCCTTCGCATTGTAAGGGTCATAGCCAAGACAGCGGACATCGTAACCGCAGTTGATAATGTGGTCGTCCAAATCTTCGTAGACCTGCATCAAGTCAAGAACCGTTCCCTCCATAACAATAAGACTCCCTTCCGCTATGAAATCCTCATACTTGAGACGCATAGCAGCAGGGAGTTTGTTAAGAGTAAGTGAAGTGATGTAGTTTCTGGTTTTCACGCCGAATGCTCCACCACGGAGAGGAAACAAGAATGTAAACGAGCAGAAGTCGTCGCCCTGTGAAAGGTCGCATCCAAGAGCGCACGGTAGCTGCCAGAACTTTTGTCGGCGATGGGGAAGAGTTTCCTCATAGGTGAAATAGTAGGTGTAGCCTTCCATAGGGAGGCCAAACCTTTTCGCCAACATATCGTTTCTTGTGGATGGGGCAGTTTCAGCTCTATCTACATCTTTTTGGTAGGTTTCATAGGTCACAGTCTTATCGATGTTAGGATTGGCTTTCAGCCACATATCGGGATAAGCAACCTCTTCAACGGAATCCAGCTTATACCACCAGATTGACACCTGGGGCATTGGCCGGCCAACACCCTGTAGGATGTTCATTAACTCCATTTTGATTGTGTCACCTGCTCCGTTTCGGACTGTGCCTTCAGAGCTTGTGGCCACGATCAGGTAGTCGTCTAACTTGGATGCACCTTGTTCGATGGCTCCAATGACGTCTTCACGAGCATCCGCAGAAGAAAGCCACTCGTCAACCGTAGCAACCTTGCAGCGTAATCCCTGAAGCTTGTCCACCGACATCGGACGAACTTCGATCAGGGAGCCGGAAATAAAGTTCTCGATGCCCTTCTTCGTCGAAGCCAGCTTAACTCGATTCATGAGATTGCCGGTCGTGTTCTGGATAGAACCCTCTGTCAAGAACTGGAATACAGGGCCGCGAGCTCTTGTGATGGCAGTTTTGATCGGGTTGATGATCTCCTCTGCCTGCTTCATAGTTGGGGCCGTAGTAATTTGATGTGTGGTAGATCCATCAACGACCAGAGAGTATGCCTGAATGCAGGAGTCATACAGCGACTTCGCTGCACCTCGTCCAACAATCAGATACTGCTTATTTACTAACCGTTTCTTGATCTTCTTATTGACGTATCGTCCGCCATGCCCATCTCGATTGGGAACATAAACTGAACGTGTCTCAAAGTAGTACCAACCAAACACCTGCTCGCCCCAGAGCTTGAAGCTATCCAGTAAATGCAAATCGGAGCCGTCGGTCAATGTCAATTCATTTTCACAGAACTCGACCCAACCATCAACAACTCTATCGTCATAGTAATACATTGGATCGGCAATCAAATCGTCAATCCTGTGCATTTCCAAGTCGATCTCTCTGCATACCGGGATTTCGCCTCGAATTACAGCGTCTCGAAAAGCGCCGTAATATTTGGGGACGGCAGTGTTTGATAACATCTGCTCACCCCTTACTGCCCAAGCAATTTCCTGCCGACAAGCACAAGGTCCGAAAATTTCTGATCTATCATCTTGGTTTGGTAGACATCTTTCGGAACCACCTGTTCCATGTCAAATACTATAACAGGAGACTTGGCTTTGAATCCGCCATAAATGGCATCGTTTGTGTCGAGAACTGCTCCATAACCAGCTTCTTTGCAGGCGTTGAAGAACTTCGTCCGCTGAGTAGTTACGTCTTTTCCTTTGCGGGCATCGCCAGCACCATCATAAGGAATGACGTAATTGAACATTCGATACACAATCTGAAGTTCATCAGCAGTTGGGGTGTAGTCGCCCTGCTTCATCTTTTCCAAGACTTGCCGGACTTCGCGATAGCCCTTAAACTTGTACTTATCGCTCACAAAGTAGCTCTGCATACGGTCCTCATCCATGACGAAATTGTAGAAGTCCCGATCTTTCTTAAAGAGCTCTCTGAACACCTCTGCACCAGAATCTTCACTGGCAACTTTGATGTCTTTCTTCAGCGAGTTGTCAATGCGGTACTTCATGAAGTTTCCAGTACCAATCGGATTCCCATTCTCATCGTAGACAGTCCTGGGAATAGGCCGATTGAATAAAGCATTGTACTGGTGCTTATCCAAGACGTTGTGAGTGGCGTAGAACATATCAGTGTTCTTGGTGCGGTCACGGTCATAGGACAATGTACTAAGAGTGGTTTTATCAGCTTTCAGAACCTCGTCGAAATGCCGCTTGTTGTAAATGCTGTTGCCAGCCTTCCGTTTATTGCGGATAGCCCTTCTCTGAGAGGGGCTATAATCGCCACCGCCCAAAGGATAAGGGGGCCCATGTCGCACGCCCCATTTTTGGTTCAGAATACCATGATGGGCCAGTTGTTCCATAAAAACGCCCTCCTATCCTCTCAGTTCTTTGATTGCGAGAGCGATGCTGAGTGCTGAGCCAGTGATGGCTAAAACACTCCCGGCAAATTCGAGAGTATCTTTCACCATGGTGCGGCCTTTGGAGACCTCCGAAGAAGAGGTATCGGAAAACAGTTTGTTGTACTGCTGCTCCAAGAGCTGGCGATTGATCTGATCCCGAAGTTCCTTGTCGCTCATCTTGGATAAGTCGAATTTCTTGGTCGCAGGCTTTGGTGCGGTGGTCTGTTCGAGCTTCTTGAACTCTTTCACCAGATCGGAGTTAGCATCCACAACCTTTTTAGACCGTTCTAAATCCTCACGAACCCAACGGTCTGGGTCGCCGCCTTCTTTCAGAATTGCTCTGTTTTCCTTTTTCTTCATGTTGTTTTCGGCAACATCCCGGTCATAGCGTCTTTGGCCGGCGGCTGTCAGAGAGCCGTCTGCATTCTGGTAACGACGCACACCCCATCGCTGACCTTTGATTCCGTGATGGCGAAGTTCCATTTTGAGTTTCCTCCTCTCTACTAAATTCATCAAACAGATTCAGCCGCAACATTAAGACGCCACTCAAACTCACTGATCTGCTTATTGATGGAATCAATAGCAGCGGAGCTGAGCGGCGGATCAAACAGCAGCTTAACCTTAAGATGCATATAAGATTTTACGAGGGAAAAGTTATTGGGTTCTTTGGTAATGAAGCTATCCCACTTCTCACCCTCGCCTGTGATGGAGAAACCGTTGGGCGGGCCGACACCCAGTTGTGTCAGGATCGAAAACACACCGTTGATATGCATGATGAGATCAGCGTCAAAGTGTGTATAACTTTCGTCGATGCCCAACAGCTTCTTGATGGAGGTCAGGATACTTTCGGTCATCTCCATAGCAGAACCTCCTATTTCTTGAGGGCGATATACTTCCTCATGCAGAAGCCTTCGATACCAGTCTCAGTAACGACTTTGAAAAAGTCGTTAGTAGACTCAGCCATGTCGACCATGACCTTAGAAAGCGCGTCGATGGTGACCAGGACTTCCGCATCAGCAGACGGCTTCTTGCGGACATTGAGCTTCAGGCAGTCGGTAACCACACCAGTAGTAAAGCTCTTCGTCACTTCAGCAGACGCGGTCTCCTCAATCGGATGCGCCTCAGAACAAAGCTCCTTACTGTTGGGTTCACCATGAGCCGGAACATCCTTCGGATCGAGACGATCACGACGACCCTGAGAATTGTTTTGCATTTCGGTTTCCTCCTTATCAATGTAATAGCCCAAATCGACAAAAAGAGAAGAATTCAGTTTTGGGTGCGAACTTCTCCGCTATCTCTTCCATGGGCAAGTGTCATTCGGGCGACGTTCAACAGGCTCTTGGAGCAGTAGATGTTCATCGCCATAGTGAATTGCGAGGTGCGTATCGTGAATTGTGGTGATTAGGTATTCCGGATTGAGAAGAAGTTCGCTTCTGTTGCGGATATCCTCTGGCCGAATGGGATTCATATGGTGAATAATAACTCGGCCAAATATTTCTCTACCAGGAATACCGAGGTCACAACCTTCATCTCTGGAAATGACAAAGTCCCTCACGCGCCGCCATTCAGGCGAACGATAAAAGAACTGGTTCATGTACCGATCAAATCCAAAAGTCTCTTTACCAACTTCTCCATTCAAACGGAGATATTGATACCTGGCCTGAAAAGTTGGAAGAAGTATCAACTCCGAATAACATTTAATAGTCGTCATCGGGATCACCCTCTTCCTCGTCATCGCCACGATACCGGCCCATAGCCTTCATGACTTTGGGCAGAAGTTCTTCAAGCCGGTCAGCGGCCTTGATGGATTCTGCTTTAGCTGCTGCGAGATCGCGCTGCTTCTCCAAAAGTTCTTTCTCGACCCGAGCCTTCGTGGAGCCACGCTTAACAAACTCTGTAATGAGCTGAGAAGAGGCAGTTCCATCTCGCAACTGCTGTTCGGCAAGATCCATAGCCAAAGATATCATCTGGTTCTCTCTTGCCTCCGGGGTTAAAGGAGTTCTTGTTCTCGGAGTCCCGGACAGCTTCACAGCTTTTGCCACCTTGCCACCTCCTCTCGGTTAGTTTCGTGGTAGATGCTGCGAGAATGCTATGGTTTTGGGAATAGTTTAGGGCGGGAATTGAAGGGACACGC